GAAAGTGGAGCATCTGGTGCTGGGCTGGCGTTATCGTCACTTGGGGCATCATCTGCCTTAACGTCTGCTGGTTTTTCTTCTTCTTGAACATTTGGCTCTCCTGTATTGTTATCTATCATTAATCCAACGGGTACATTAGTATCAGCCTGAATAACAGGTGCTACTTCTTCCACGGGTGCATCTACAACGGGTGCATCAATAATTGGTGCAATAACGTTATCATCATCCATATTGGCTCCTTAATTTATGGCTATATTATATCACATACCAGGGGCTGGTGGTAATGCTTGTGGCATAGGTGCTGGGGCTGCTGGTTGAGGTGGCATACCAGGTTGTGGAGGCATTGGTGGTTGTCCACCCATCATACCTGCCATACCGCCACCGTCTTGCATTTGCTGATCCATAGCACCATTAGCTGCTTCTGACTGAATATTGGCGGTACGAGTAGCTATTTCTAGTACTCCAGCTAAGAAGTCAGTAATACGTTGTTGTGCATCTGGTTGTAGTTTAGCAAACCTGTTGCTAGCGATGTATTGGTTCATATAGTTTAGGTAGCCTGGGTCGTATTCATCACGTTCTTCAGGTGGCTTATTGTCAATAAGAAGCGCAATATCCATATTTGCATCACGACTAAATTCTTCTTTCTCAATGTCAGCAAGGTAGCTAGCTGGGTCAGTCGTAGCTTTCTGAACACGCTCTGCAACTTCTGCTGGGTCTGGGATGCCGAGCATTTCAAATAGAGTAAGGTTGTCTATGCGGTCTGGGCCAAGCTTCGCAAGCTCAAGTGCAGCTGCTCGGAGTTGGTCTTTGTCTTGTGGCAAGGTAGAACCAGCTTGGACGCTAATCTTAACCCCTGTATCTATATTGTCTGATGTGAGAACAACAAAGTCATAAGTACCATCTGGGCCTTTAATTTGAACCCAGTGTTCTTCTGTGTAATAGACTTTCATCATCTGAGCAAGGTACTTGTAGTACTGGCCCATTGCTTGGTCTACTGCACCTGCGATGTCGTCTTGGAGCGCACCAGCTTGTTGCTTAATAAGCATATTCTCGCCAAGGGTATTAGCGCCCTGCTGTTGCTGGCCACGGAAAATATTAGGGGTACCGAAGATTTGGTCTAACTCATTTCGGGCATCATATAGGGTATCAATGACGTAGCCAGGGAGCATCTGAGGTTGTACTACGGTTAAGTCGTTATTAATAGAGCCAGAGCCTTTAGAACCGTCTACGAGCATGATAGTCTTTGGGTTCTTATTAAGAAACTTAGAGGCATCTTCTTCACTCATCACACGGCTATCAGCAATCACACGACCATTAACATAGTCAGCGTTTTCCCAAATCTGGCGACCACGCTTATTGATAAGGTCTTGCATTGGTTTGGCTTGGTCAAAGAGGCTGGTTTCATCAACGTAGCTCTTGCCAGTGTTTAGGTAGTTGAATGGAATGAATGGCTTAATTGGGAGATTGGTAAGGTTATTGTGGAGGTCATTGGTAGAACCCTCTGAGTACACCCAGTTAGGGTTTCGCATCTTACCTAGGATTACTTCGCCTATTGGCATGAACCAAGCTAGACCCTCTTGCTTCTTCTTATCTTTATCTACATAGGTAAACCATACTTCATAGTAATCAACTCTACGGGTAAGCTGAGATTGCGTACCACGTTTGATGCTGAGGCTCTTATTTATATCAGCTTCTTTATCTGGGAATTTCGCTATGAGTTCTTCAACAGTACAGCTTTGCTTGTGGTAGATAGCTTTTGGGTTGTCTTGGAAACGTGCATAGCGGTCAATAACAATGTTTTCTGGGTCAATACTTTCAACTACGATTTCACCATATTGTCCGAGGGTAGGGTCAAAGCGAAGCTTCAAATAACCACGTTTGCGAACAATCAGGTTACGAGTGGCAGACTTAACTTTTACATTAAGATAGTTGTCTACACCATGTTGGTAGAGGGCGTACTTAAAGTCCTCTGCGAACTGCTTAAACTGTGAGCCTGGCTTAGATGGAGTTACTTCTGGCATAGCCACACGTGCGTTCACGTAGGCAAGTACTGAGCGAGCAGCTGCAAAGATGCGGTTATCTATGTATCGGGCGTTATATGGCTGTAGGAAGCGGTCATCAATTTGGTCGCCAAGCATGTACTTATTGTTTTCTTTATCTGTTTTAGCAAGTTCAAATGGCTTGCCGTTCCAGTAGTCTATGTTTTCTTGCAATGCTGGCACAAGCATCTTGGCAAGTTTGTTATCTTCAATGTCCAAATCATATAATTCGTACTGTACGTTGTCATTATTTAGGTCTGTATATGCCCCAGAATCCAGTATTGTATTGTCCATAAAATTACGAATCCCCCGAAATTAACAGGGGAAGTCCTCTATTTCATAGTATATCACAGGCTATCCAAGCGTGAAACTCCAATATATTTTGCAGTACTTGCCCTTACACTTATATTCAATGGGTACATGCTTGTTATCTTCTGCGTCTGATATGTCATTGCTATCGCTTAAATACAGCACTCTACCGCTTAATTCACATACTTTCTGGCCACATTGTATACAGTGGAACTCCCAGTACTTTGGGCGCTTATCTGCCAGTAACATAACGTGGATGCGATAGCGATAGTCTTGCCCACCAGCTTGCATCCGCTGCCCACCAAATGTGAATCCATCGCTCATTACATATCCCTCCATTGAATAGTGTTATCATAAGCTTCATTTATTTTATCACTTAAATCAGTAACCAGCTGGCCCTCATCGTCCACATAGTCGCCACCTTTTTTCTCCTGTCCTACTGACACAAACGAGCCATGACCGTTACCAGAGCCGATAACCTTTGCAAGTGCGGTGCGGAAATAGAGGGTAGCAAAGGCCCAGTGGTCTGCTTTATTCTCTTTCGTCACCCACTCACCTACCAGCCCATTATTAGTTTCCTTGGTCATTCGATACATAACTGACCAGTGGGCTATATAATCTTCTAGCTCAAAAGGCGACTGCCTAAACATAATGCTCTGGTCGCTAATCTCCTGGGCTACGAGGTCAATAATCTTAGTACGGTCTGAATATACCACCCCACGGTTCGTTTGAGCGCCCCAGCGCACGATGCCGAGGTTCTTAGTGTCACGCACGAAATAGTTAATAAATACCTTGCCTGGGTACCTATCAACGAGGATTTTAGGCGTTGCAGGGTATGGGTTAGCATCAATCACCATATAGGCATCGTATGAGTTTCTAAGGTGTTCTATTTCATCCCAGCTTTCAGTTTGTCCATAGGCAAAGATACCGTCTGGGGTTCCAATGACATAATGTTTAATAATACCGTTATCCACGCCAATACAGACGTTCTGTTTGGCTATCATACCTGGGCTACAGGCTCTTAGAATAACGCTACGGTCAATAATCATGTCACTAGGCGTGTAGGCTTTGCCGAGTACGAAGTTATAAAAGAACTCAATAGAGCTATCGTCTTTCTGCTCTAATATACGTTCTGCTGTGACCCAGGGAGCCATCATCTGGCTAAACCAGTAGCCATGGCTAGGTCGCCCAGGAAAGGCTGCTACCCATTCACCATTTTGGCGTTCTTCATTGGTTATTTCGCCATCACATTTACCACAGGCGTAGATTTTGCGTTCTTGGTCTACGTAGTGGTTTTCACCATCTTTATCAAAGTCCATAAACCAATTATGACCACATTTATGCTTAACAAACCAGTGGCGCTGGTCGGAGGCGGTAAACATACCATCTACCCCGAATCCTACAGCACTAGGGTTGCTAAATCGCCACCTCCAGGCATGGTCTGAGGCTTGTAGGCGACTATCATAAGTATTTAAGACCTCCATAGACAAACAACGGTCATATTCATCAATAACGAGTAGGTCAGCGGAGGTTGAAATAGCCTCACGCTGCGAACCTGACCCCTTATAATGCACAAATCGGTTGCCAATTTGCTTCAAAGTCACAGAATCCTTACTAACTATCTTTTTTATAGCGTCATTTGAAGCTAAAAGTGGGTCTACTTTCGGTTGTACAAAGCCTTTTACGATGTCTTGGGTAGGTAACACGTAAATAGTGTTCATTCCCTTGTATTCAGCCAGCCAAATGCTCTTTAAAATGGCTAAAACCGAAAAACCTATCTGGGCTGACTTGCGAACCACGATATTGTGGTGCATATCCTCAAAAGGCTCTATTAAAAAGCGGTGGCTAGTAAATTCAATGGGCTGTTGGTTCTCATTGACCATCTCATTAGCCATAATCCAGGCTACAGGGGAGATTGAACTGAGGTCAAAATCAGGTTTCATAATAGCTTTTCCTGCACCGCTTGGCTTGTCCAATACTTAATCCTAGCCTCTGCAATCGGTATGTACTCCTCGGTAAGTTCTACGCCCTCGACGTATTCCCAACCAGCTTGTAAAGCACCAATCATCTCTGAGCCTGAACCACTGAAAGGTACTAAGAGTCTACCGCCTGTTGGTGGCTTAATCATGGTTGCTAGGTATTTAGTGAGGGACAGGGGTTTAACTGTGGGGTGGTGGTTCTTGCGCTCGGTGATGCCTAGTTGAAAAGCGTTGTCTATATCAGTCTTGCGCCCGTCATTGGTTATCTGTTCCTCAAACCCCTCTAGCCCTGCATTACGTTCACTCTTAGGGGCTTTACTCGTATAAAAAAATCGTTGGTTATCATTGGGAAACACCGCCTCTACTTCATCAGAGCCGTCATGTATTAGGTTTGCAGGAAAGCGACCAGTAGCTATTGTTGGTTGTGCGTCTTTACGCCAGCCATTACCCATAGCAAGTCTGTCATTGGTAGAGCCAGGCTGGTTTATCATTGTTTCTGTTCCTACCCTCGTTCCATCTATATTCAACCCACCAGTACCGTGCTTTAAGACGTTGTTAGCTACTGTTCCCTCTATAGGTTTACGAGCTAGTACACAAGGTTCGTGAGCTGGTTTGAGGGCTGTGCCGTAGCCTTCGTAGGGGGAAGTTCCCTTGGTACTATCCCAGCCAGTAACTTCTTGGCTAGTGAATACTGTGGTTGCATTGTGCTTGGTTCTATCCCTAGTATTTGGGTTATCAACAGACGTTCGCTCGTTACCCTGTATCTTATCGACCGCCTTGCCTATGTTCAGCGACTTAGGAAATCCACTACCATACACCCACTCAATCATATCTCTTATCTCAAACCCTGCGTCCTCTATTGCTACTGCCATACGGTGATAGGTTCTACTACCCGAAAACGCTAGTAAGTGTCCACCTGGTTTTAAGAGTTTAAGTATGTCTGCCCACATCTCAGCATCAAAGGCTATGCCAGATGAGTCCCAGCTCTTACCCATAAATCCTAACTCATACGGTGGGTCGCATAAGATACCGTCAAACAGTTCGCCATCGTAGTTGGCAGCCCATCCTTTGATGTTGGCGTGGTTTATTTTATGATTCATCTATAATGACTTTATTGCCATCGAGTTTATATTTTACTTCGCCAGTTACGCCTAGTCTGCCAGCTATAATGCTCCGCATAAATAGGTTGAGCGTATGGTCTAAATGTTGCATAGTATAAGAAATATGGGCAATATGGTCTTGCTCAATTTGGGTAAGGGTATATTCTTTACTTTTAGGTGTTTTCATATTCTGCTATCCTCCAATTTATCTTTACCAAAGTGATGTTCTGCTTGTTCTGGGTAGGCTTTAGCCCAGTCGTGGTCTATCTCATGCTTTTTGCTGAAATCATAGCGTTGTAGCATATCCTTGCGATAATCCTCACGTTGCCTATCCCTGACCCACTTAGCAGCGAACTCGCCAGGCTTTTGCCTAACTAAACAGCCCTCACAGCGCTCAGATAGATATACACCCTTTACCACCGCTGCTTGCAAGGTAACATTATCTCTTTGGCAAATAGGGCATTTCATAAGTTTAAGTCTTTCATAACTGCTTCGTGTTGTCTACGGGCTAATTCTTCCATACTCATGGCTTCTACGGTCTTAGACACGGGCGCTTGTGGTTCTTTTAGCTCGTGGGTGGTAATGATGCGTTTCACATCAAAGAGTATCTCACGCACTTCTCGTAAGTAATAGCCTAGGAAAAAGGCTATAGGTAGTCCGATGAGTGCGTAGAGCATTAATCCTCCTTATTTTGGAACGTAATTACGACCCCGATAGTAACCATGTTGCCAGCGATAGAGCTAGCATTTTCAACAATCTGCTTCACTACGAGTACTGGGTCTAGTACACCAGATTCAATGACATTAACTAGCTCTGGGCCTTGGCGAAGATTAAAGCCCATTGGGTATTCGCTTGCTAGTACTTCATTTAACTTCACATCGGCAGATAAGCCAGCATTGTTTAGAAGTTTCTTAAAGGTATTAACAAGTGCTTTCTTAAAGATAGGGCTCACATCTAGTTTCGATAGTTCAACTAAAGTGATGCCACCGCCAGCTACAACACCCTGTGAATGGGCAGCACGAGTGGATTGGATTGCATCCTCTACCCTAAACTCTTTTTCTTCACGCTCAGTATCAGTAGCGCCACCAATGCGGAATAGGGCAATCTTGCCTTGGAGCTTGGCTAAGCGGTCACGAATCTTCTCAGCAATAACTTCATTCTCCTCAGCTTCAACACGTGCCTGGAGTTCTTTAATACGCTTGTCATATTCTTCTTCATCACGAGTACCGTCAAAGATAGAGGTAGTCGATTGGGTACAAACAACACGCTTGGCTTGGCCGATGTATTCAACGCCAAAGTTCTTAATATTGTCACCCTCAGCGATAATTTTACCGCCCGTATAGACAGCGATGTCCTCTAGGTACTGAGTACCCATATCGCCAGTCGATGGGGAGCTTACTACGATTGCATCAATATTCCCTTGAATAATGTTAGCAACGATGGTCTGATAGGCTTCTCCCTCAAATTCACCCACAAAAGCGATGCGGAGCTTGTCATTTGGGCCAGTTTTGGTAGCTTCAGCAGTCTTTTGTAGTAGTTCAAGAGCATCAATAGCCGAGCTAATGCGCTTAGCAGAGATAATAACAAAACAGTTGGTGAGTTCCTTTTTACCGTCCGTAATAGCCGTGAAGCCCTTTTGGATATAGTAACCCTCAACATATTCACGCTCAACGCCTGATACATGGGCTTTCTCGGTAATAAGGCCACCATCACGCCCTACATACTCCACCGCACCAGCAATCAGCTTACCAAGTGCAGGGTCGCCACTAGAAATGGTAGCAACTTGTTCGAGTTGCCCCTCAGCTACGGGAGTTGCAAGTTCGTCAATTTTATCGGCTAATACAAGGCTATCCTTAGTAATAAGGTCACGTACTTCCATTGGGTTCATCCCAGCAGCTACGGCTTGGTTAGCTTCTTTAAGTAAATTATAAGTAAGAGCCACGGTAGCAGTTGTGCCATCACCAGCGATACGGTTGGTGTTCTGAGATGCTTCAGAAAGTAGCTGAGCGCCCATGTTCTTGGGGCGGTCACTAAAATAGACTTCCTTAGCCACTGTCACACCGTCACGGGTCAGCATTGGCCGTCCGTAGGTCTTTTCAATAAGAACGTTTAAGCCCTTAATACCGTAGGTAGTGGTCACGGCATCGTATAATTCACGAGCGCCATCAATAAGGTGATTACGTGCTTCGTCACCATAAAATACTAATTTGTTGTCTTTTGCTTCTTGGGCCATGTTAATCCTCGTATGCTGTTAATAATGATAATTTCATAAGACAATAGCTTTTATCGTCTATTTCAACGATAACACCACGGTCAGAGAACTCAGGCCAGTAGACAGTCTTACCAATAAGGTCAGCGTAAACACTTCTAACTTCTTCAAGGTCAAGGTTAGCTAGTAAGCTATGCTCAAACACAAAACTATTACCGCCAAAGAATGGCATCTTGTCAGAGATAGACACGAGCTTACCTTTTTCAAAGCCCTTGGGTGGTTCGTTTGATACAAACTTACCGTATTTATTCTTTTCTATTTCCACTACACAGTGGTCGTTTAAGGCGTGTAATCCCATATTTATCCCTTTATTATTAAGTTTACTATCCAGCTAAATACATTAACGATAATCACAAATATCCAGTATAGAATAAACAATGCTACAAATAGCTGTATTAAAAATATTAGTATTGCAATCATTCCATGGCTCCTTTACCTATAAGCATTATAACAGTAATTTATTAGCGTAATCAAAATATACTTTATCTATCTCAAATCCCAGATATCTACGGTTATTATTCTTAGCAGCTAAAAGTATCGTTCCGCTACCAGCAAATGGGTCAATGACTAAATCGCCCTCTTTAGTAGTAAGCAATACAATTTTCTCAGCGACTTCGTATGGTATTGGGCATGGATGGGGATTATTTTTTTTACTGACATTTTTAACCTGGTTAATATTCCACCAATCGTATAGTTTTGCTTGCTTACCATCTGCTATCCGCTTAGCAATCCTTTTATCGGTAGGATTTTTATATGGCTGTCCGATGCGTTTCATATCTGGCTTGCAGTTCCACCAAGATATAAGACGATGCTGTTTTGCGGTATTACTGTTATAAACCCAAGCAACGCTATCTTCACACCAATCAGCATCCATAATTTTACTAATTATATTCATAGTTGGTTCTGGGTAACTAATAATTACTGACTGCTGGCCTACAAAAGCATCTCTTAACAGATCTGCGTATTCTTCGATTTCTAAGTTATCGCTATATTGCGAGTAATGGTAGTTCTGGTTATACGGTGGGTCGGATATTACAAAAGCATCACCAGCAAAAAGAGCTAGGTGGTTTCTAAAATCATCATGTATTATTTTATCCATAATTATGCCTTAGTCTTATTTTTAATATACTGCAAGAACTCAGCTCGCATTTCTTCGGGGATTTCTCCAGTGTTGGCAGTCTGCCCTTGGATATTGACTTCCATCTTATTCCCATAGGCAGCGTCCGATAACCACTTCCGAGCATTAGCATCGCCCTGGAGCGCCTGTGCGTAGGCCACGTAGGACAAAGCCACCCAGCCACGCTTACCATACTTCTTGAGCATCCTATCTTGGACTTTCTTACCGCCCTTAACGGGAACCTTAGACCAATCAATCTCCCCACGGGTCATCATCCTATCAACGATAGTGCTCAGGTTAATCGAGCCTACAGGTCGCCCAGCAGGGTTTCTGACTTCACCTGGTTTAATCTGGGTCGCCTTATTCTGCCAGGTTGTCTTGGGTTTAACTTCGTCTTGCAATATAAGGTCATCATCAACTTGCTCCACTTCTATAATCTCTGGTTCTTCTATATCCATACCGTAAGCCTATTATTCTGTTTAATAAATAAATCTGGAAATGAGGGTAACATCACTTGGCCGCCTTATATGTGCAAGGTTTCCCAGGACGAGCGAACTTACAGAACTGAGCGCCAGCACCATGCCCACATAGATTGAGCTTTCCCATGCCAATCTTACCAACCAGTTCCTTGGCTGGCTCGCCAGGGCTCGAACCTAGATTGGATGGTTCAAAACCATCTGTCCTACCATTAGACGACAAGCCATTAAGCGCATCAGAAACAAACTTAGACTTATTATCTAATTTCTCCCACCTCTTGTTATCCGCCTCATTCAAATATAAGTTTACTCTTGGCATTACTATCAGTATACACACATTATATAAACCCGTCAATTTCGTATCAGTATACACACATTTAACAGGGGTAGAGTTGCGATAAGCTTATCAGTTTTTCTCGTAGAAATGGGTGGGGGTCAGCAATTTTTTCACCCCCCGTACCCTTTTTGGGGCATACCCCCCACCCCTGTTAGCTATCTTATCCACCTCTGTTAGTAATGATCTAATGACGTACAATGTAGAATGTGCGACATTGATTAACAGGGGTCAGAGGGTGTATATTGGCTATGATCACGTACCAATTGGCATGTATTTAAGCTGCTAAAAGCTATATTTTACGGCGTTGCTTTTGGTGTCACTGATAACCCAACAGGGGTAGCACGTGGTAAACGGCTACTCGTGTATATAAACAGCTAACATGTAACGTATTGTAAAGACTTATAAGACGTTTAATAGCTATACATATAATAAGTAGCATTTAAACTGTTAAAACCTATTGTATAAGCTCTATGGCGGCCAAAACAACTATATATGTACCATTTGTTATAGATTATGATAGTTATATGATCCTGTATATTTTTATATCTGTTCGATGCTGTTTTTATTGTACAATGGCGGTTTTTATAAAATAGGTATTGACAACTAGGCTTATGGCATATATACTGTTAGTTAGTTAGCACAATAACGCTAACAGAAAAGGTTTAATAACATGAGTATAAATATAAACGAAGTAACAGAATCACTAGAGGGCATAGTTTTTAACGATACTGTACACGGTGGCGCTAGAATATTGTTTTTTTAAAACAGTATTTTATACCTCTATTATAGCAAAATAACAGGGGTAAAACAATAAAAATAATCAGGATATAAAAATGAAAACAACTAAAAAAATGTTTACAATACGAGATTTTCAAACACCTAATAAAGTAAAGTTTATATATTTATGAATAACAAACTTAAAGAGATATTTTTAGTAATAGTAATAATAGCTATATTTTGTGTTAGTTACTGGGCAGTAGCGTTCATAGCTCAAGGGGGTTTATAAGATGTATAAAGTATATTACAACGAGGATTGCCAAAAGTACGGAGTGCAAAAGCTTATAAATGATTACAGAGGCGAACACTGGACGCAAATTATCATTTATAAGGGTAAAGAGGTTGCACCGTTCACAATAGGTAACCGCTTAGGGCATTGCTACACACCATATAAGGCCGTAGCACAACGATGGTTGAACAGTTTAACTAATAACACTATAGGGAGTAATTAAGATGAGTAGGTTTTTATACAGCGAATTAAAGCCAGCATTAAACGACTGGCGCGACACTAAAAGCGAATTTTTTAACAATGAGAGCCAAGATATTAAAGGTTTTCAAGTGGGCTACTACGCGCCAAGCGGTGCAAACTGGGCGTATCAAGTACACACAGAAATACTAGAGCACAAACAACACGGCAAAGTATTAGCGCAGACTATACGACAATTTGGGCAACTAAAAGGCGTTATGTACTACAGAGCCTTAAAATGGTACGAAAAGGTATAACACTATGAATAAATACAAGGGTGCATATATAGAAAAGGACTACAGAGGTTACTATACAGCTTTTGTACTAACGCGTGATAGGGTACTAGGTGACAGTTATTTTGAACCAGTGCAAGCAGACACGTTGCAAGGTATTAAACAACTAATAAAGTATTATAGCGAGGTTTAAACATGAAAACACTTAGAATAGTTAAAACAAGCGCATTTGGTAACAAGCGTATATATTTTGAGAACTATACAAGCGCATTAAACGCTTTGATACTAGCCAATCATATACAACCTAGTCACCCCGATATAAGTACAGAGTTCCAAGCTTATGGCGGTAAAAACTGGTATACAGTGGGTATAGCTAACAATGGCAATATAAACTTTAAAGAAAACTAAGAGGTTTATATGATCCTAACTATACTTTTACTGCTAGCTTGCGGTGCGCTTGCGTTATATGATAAATAAACAAACATAACACGGATATAAAATACCTCTAGCAATAGGGGTATTTTTATTGGTTATGATAATGCTGCTTAACAGAGTATATAACAGATATAACAGGGGTAAATATGGGCCATTTACAGGCCCTGTAGCACGTTTTAAAGTATAAACAGTGTACATATACCACTGTTAAAATTATAGCCGTGTCGTAAAATATAGTAATAAAATCACGTTGCATAATAAACAAATAAATTATATATAATATTTTCAAAACCTACCTATAGGGCTAAACGAGAATCGTATTTTCAAATCCGCCCCTAAAAATTTTCAGATCTTACCTATATGGTAAACGGGAATTACAGATTTCGATAACACGATTTTAGATTACCGTGAAATATTTTGTTGAAATTATCTACTATCAAAGCGAAGCATTATGTGTTTATATGTTCTTACTATTTGCTTCAATTCAAACAAATAGACAAACAGCCCCGAAAGGCTGTCTTGCTTCAATTCATAAATGAATACTAGCAAACTTCTATTAATAAGTCAAGCAAATATATCACAATTTAGGTAACAAGGACGATTAGTTATCGGACGACCAGAAGCCTTAATAAATTTGCTGGTGAACGTGAGTGATACACGAATAACTAACTGGGCTGGTGCAGCTCATAACCGCACCCTTTATACAGTAGTATGAACCTTAACAAACATAATTTGTTTAAAAAATCACTGTCTACTCCCTATTGTTTAATCAGATTATCGCCCTATATACTACTGGAAAAGCTGTAGTTTAGACGTTGGGATATTGTGCTTACAGAGCTAATTTGTAGGCTTATTTGTCGTGCAAATAAAAACCCACCGTCTACTGGAGGGTCACGGTGGGTAGTACGCCTGGAGCCATTATCATAAAGAGAATGAGGCGCACTACTATTATACAGTAAAACTACTTGATTTTTAGCTTACGGTATGATACATTAAAAGTACTAATAAAGGAGCCATTAGTATGGATAGACATAAATTTAATATTACTAAAGCTGAGTTTGAGGATGCGTGTAGGTTATTGTTTGAAACGCGCAGCGAAGAACTAGATAACCTATCTGATAGTATTATCATAATGAAATACTATGTCATGGCATTAGAGGATTTGTTCTACAACCTCACTGGCTCGCAGCTAGACCTAGGCCAAGACATAGAGCCTATTGATTTAGAGGAAGTTGATTTCTAATGAAGATAAAAGAGCTAACAATTAGTGCGACTATACCAACCCAACAGTATGCCAACATGATACCCAGCATTACGGTTGAGGTTGATGATAACTACGAAGCCGCACAAGCCCTTGCAATCGCAAAGATACAAGAACTATCAACTCGATTTGCAGAGCCTGGTAAACAGCTCGTGGATGGCTCACGAAGCATCTTCAAAGACATATTTGGACAGAAGATTAACTTTGATGAGCTATCGCATACCTATACCAATGACAAAGGTCAAGTATATCTAAGTGGTAGTCAGTATGCTAAGCGATTCGAGAAAGAGTTTCCTGGCGATATTATCAGCGGAAAGATGGCTGCTAAGTCTGGTGTTGACCAACAGATTATACAAGAAGCATGGCAATCTAAGGCTGATGTGAGTAGTGGTTTTGGTACTGCTATTCATAAGGCGCTTGAGAACTATAC